ACTATTGGAAAAATTTTTCCAATAGTTTCAATTTATCTCTTAAATTTATGATTGCGCCAGGCGTAACTATCTATTAATTATTATGGTAAATAATGGAATAATATATTGACAATTTTTTATTTATAAACTAATATCGTAGATATTAAACGAATTAACGTTTAATTATAAATAGAAAGGTAGAAAGAAAATGAGCAAACAAGTAGAAAAAAACCAAAAAGCTCTTTTAACAATTAGAAGGAAATTATTAAAATTAAAACAATCTCCTATTTATAAAGAGATAAAAGAGCTAGAAAGACTCGACGCTAAACAAGCTAAAATAGTTAAAGAAACTATGATTGCTAATAAGGTATTTAGTAAAGACTTTAATAATAAAATACGATTCATTGTTCAAGAGTATAGAGGTTATACTGTTTCTGATGGTCATAAATTATTAATAGAAGGATTAAAAAAATGAGCATAGAAAGATACAACGAGTCTGATTATACACAACACGACTATTTTAAAGACTGTTTAAAAGATTTCGTCACCCCGAAAGGGTGGCGAAATGAGTCATATATTAATGATGCGTCGCCGTCGTTCTCTTATGGTAAATTTCAAATATTTGTGCAACACCCTTTAGAAATGGAAAGGGAAACAGATTATAAAAGATTTGTTATTTGTGATATAGAGACTCAAGAGTTTATTATTGATTACGATAATTTAGACGACGTCGAATATTTTTTAACTGATTTATGGTATCAATATTTTACAATTAAGGAGTCAAAGTAATGTTTAAATATCAAAAAGATAAATTAAGATTTATTAAGAATCAATTAACCTACGAGAATCGACTTCGTGGGTTAACTGAAATTCCTAATCGTGCTAATAAAAGAAAACGAATCATTGAAAGAAATTTACTTTTATTTACTCAGATTCTTTCTTTAATAGTAATCATATATTTAATAAAAGATTAGGTACTTAAGACGGGAGGTAAAAAGATAACGAACAATTTTTACCTCCCCCCACCAACCATATCGGTGGGGCGCTGCGCACCCACCCGCCCACCCGCAGTGTTTTCGACATATAATTTGATATATTTAAAAATTCAGTTATAGTGGTCGGATGCAGAACTACAATGTTTCAGAGGACGTGCTCCGTGAAATTTTAGCCTTGGAAGAAGCAAAGAGAAAGCATGGACTAAGAGACAGAGCGCAAAAAAACTTTATGAACTTTGTCAAACATTGTTACGATGGTTTTATCGAAGGGGCGCACCATAAAAAGGTGGCAAAGAAATTTGAGCAGTTGGCCACGACCCCTGGTTCACGGATCATTATCAATATGCCACCCAGACATACCAAATCTGAATTTGCAAGTTACTTATTACCTGCGTGGTTAATTGGCAAGAAACCAGATTTAAAAATTATTCAGACTACACATACGGCAGAGCTTGCGGTACGCTTTGGACGTAAGGTGAGGAACCTTATGGAGTTGGAGGTATATCGAGATGTTTTCCCTGATGTGGAGTTGCGTTCGGATTCTAAAGCCGCTGGTCGTTGGGAGACTGGGGAAGGAGGAGAGTATTATGCAGCTGGAGTTGGAGGTGCGATTACTGGACGTGGAGCTGACTTACTTATTATTGATGACCCACATTCAGAACAGGATGCCCTTTCTGAGACCGCGCTCGAAAGTGCCTATGAGTGGTATACATCCGGTCCTCGTCAACGTTTACAACCTGGAGGGTCAATAGTCATTGTTATGACCCGTTGGTCATTAAAAGATTTGACTGGCAAATTGATAAAGGCACAAGCAGCAGACCCCCTATCGGATAAATGGGACATCATAGAGTTTCCTGCAATATTGCCCAGTGATAATGTCCTGTGGCCACAGTTCTGGAAAAAAGAAGAATTGTTAAAGGTCAAGGCTTCATTGTCATTGAGCAAATGGAATGCGCAGTGGCAACAAAATCCTGTAGCCTCCGAAGGTGCGATAATAAAAAAGGAATGGTGGAATGTGTGGGAGAAGGAAGACATTCCGATGTTGAGCTACATTATGCAAAGTTATGATACAGCGTTTAGTAAAAAAGAGACTGCGGATTATTCTGCGATAACTACGTGGGGAGTATTTCGACCCAACGAAGGACAGGACGAACATTTGATATTACTGGATGCACAACGTGGACGATGGGACTTTCCTGAGTTGAAGGCAAAAGCAAAAGAAGAATATAAGTACTGGGATCCAGATATGATTTTAATCGAGGCAAAGGCCAGTGGTACACCGCTCACGGACGAATTGAGAAATATGGGAATACCTGTGGTCAATTATACACCGAGCAAGGGACGAGACAAACATACTCGTATGCATATGGTGGCACCGTTATTTGAGTCTGGTAAAGTGTGGGCGCCAATGAAAAGTTTTGCCGAGGAAGTGGTGGAGGAAGTGGCGGCATTTCCGAACGGTGATTATGACGATTATGTGGATAGTATGACGATGGCTCTTATAAGATATCGTAAGGGTGGGTTCATAAGACTTGACAACGATGAAGAAGAAGAGGAAAGTATAAGGGTTAATTTTCGTCAATACTACTAGGAGAAAAGTATGGCACTTCCAATATTAGGTTCCGCAGTAAGTCTTGTAGGAGACTTGGCAGGATCTTGGTTAAAAGGAAGAGTGGCAAAACAACAAGCCGAAACAGAAGCTAAAGTAGCACAAGCAAAAGCAAAGGCGGTGGTATATGAAAAACAAGCGACTGGGGAACTGGACATGGAGCGCTCCCTCACGGAGCAGATGGGGGGCAGCTGGAAAGACGAGGCGTGGACGATATTCTTTATTGCCGTACTTACTGCCTGCTTCTTGCCCTGGACACAAGAGTATGTTCGAGAGGGTTTCATTTTTCTTGATACTTCTACTCCTGATTGGTTTGCTAATTGTATTTATATTAGTATAGCCGCAAGCTTTGGTTATCGCATTGGCAAAGCAGGAGTTGGGTTATTGAGTGCAAAAAAGGCGGTACAACAACCAGTAACCAGAAAAAAGAAAGGGTAAGCTATGGCAAAAAAAATTGACCCAAGTCAAATAGACAAGTCAATGCCAGCGATGGGAGAAGAGCTCGTTATCGAAGGTGAAGAAGAGGAAGTAGAAGAGGGCGAAGAAGGTGAAGAGGAAGATGGTCCAATTGAAGTGATTGAAGAAGAAGAGGACGGCTCAGTTGTCGTCAACTTTGAAGGAGCATCACAACAGGTTATGGCACAAGAGCACGATGCTAATCTTGCCGAGATGATTGATGCCAGAGTTTTAGAAGAGATTTCAAATAATTTAATTTCCGATTACGAGGGTGATAAGGAAAGTAGACAGGACTGGGAAAATGCATACGCAGAAGGACTAGAGCTGTTAGGGATTAAGTATGAAGAAAGAGAAGAACCGTTTCGTGGATCTTCTGGTGTAACACACCCGTTAATATCTGAAGCCGTAACACAGTTTCAAGCACAAGCGTATAAAGAACTACTACCAGCAGGTGGGCCAGTACGAACACAGATTTTAGGAGCAACTACTCCAGAGGTAGAAAGTCAATCACAAAGAGTGCAGGACTTTATGAATTATCAGATTGTACACGTTATGGAAGAGTACGATCCTGAACTAGACCGATTATTATTTTATCTACCCTTATCTGGTAGTGCGTTTAAAAAAGTATATTTTGATGAGACACTTGACAGAGCCGTATCACGTTTTGTACCTGCCGATGATTTAGTGGTGCCGTACAATGCGACAGATTTATATTCTGCTACGAGAGTAACACACGTGTTGCGTGTTTCTGGTAACGAGATAAAAATTCATCAGGCGACTGGCTTTTATAGAGATGTAGAGTTACAACCATACACAGAAGATGATGAAGTAAAAGATAAAGAAAGAGAACTCAGTGGTGTAGAAAAAAATGGAAGCGATGAAGATTACACTTTGTTAGAAGTACACACTAGTTTAGACCTTGAAGGGTTTGAACACAAAAGTCCGATTGATGGAGATCCAACAGGAATTAAACTTCCTTATATTGTGATACTGGATTTAGAAAGTGGTCAGGTGTTATCGATCCGTAGAAACTACAAAGAGGGCGATGAATATTTTAAGAAGCTCCAATACTTTTCACATTATAAATTTTTACCAGGACTTGGGTTTTACGGTTTTGGATTATTACATATGATT